TGTATATGAATATAGACCTGACATGCTAGCATATGACCTGTATAGTGACAGTAGGTTGTGGTGGGTATTTGCACAACGAAATCCAAACAGATTGAAAGATCCTTATTTTGATTTTGTTACCGGTGTAGGTATATACATACCTAAATTAGAATTATTAAAACAGACACTGGGAATATAAATGGCAACTACTGTTGATGAATTTGGTATTATTATTGAAACAACTACCGGTGCGGAACAAACAGACCAACAAAATCGTTCATACATATCGTCCGGGGGCATTGATGATGATTCCGGATCAATACAACGTTTTGATGACGGCTCAAGCGTACAAGTATTTGATGACGGCTCGCAGTTAATTACAGACTCAGAAGGTGGAATATCTAGTACACCTGCAGTTGATTATGTTAATGCAGCCACTACCCCTGCCGGAAAATCCGGAACATCTGCCGCAAAAACATCTAAAGCTAAACCCGGTAAACGAACGCAAAACCCGTTAGGCAATTTTAGTAGCTACACATATCAATTATCATTGTATATGATAACACCTGATGCATACGATGCTTTTATTCAATCAGGTAGAAAAAATATTAATGCATTTCAAGATGTTAATAATTCTGGCAACGGTGTATTTTTAGTTGCACAAAGCGGTGGTATTAATAATACAACATCAAAACGTGCACCTGGCTTTGACCAAGATTTCTTTATTGATAATTTAAAAATAACACAAGCTATTAATGGTAAGGAAACTGGAGCGTCAACCAATACAACTGAGATGAGTTTTACTGTTACTGAACCATATGGTTTTTCATTCATATCTAGATTAAAACGTGCATCAGAAGGACTAGCTAAAGTCAGTAGATCCAAGAATTATAAAGATTTACAAAATCCATCAAAACAATTTTTTATGTTAGGTATTCGTTTTCAAGGATATGATTTAAATGGAAACTTAATCAATTCAAAAGATATCCCTGGTACAGATGGAGATCCTCAAGGAAATGCGTATGGTATATACGAACGATTCTATGATATACTCATTACTGGAATTAAATTCAAAATTGAAGGTAAATCAGTAACATATAATATAACCGCAACTTCTGTTGCTAGCGGAAGTGCGTTTGGTGTAAAACGCGGCATTATTGACCAAGGCGCCAAAGTTATTGCAAACAACGTTTACAACGCATTATTGGGTGACGATGAAATGTACACTGGTTTGTTAGCTAAATTAAATAATGACCAAAAGAAATTACTAGATGCAAAAAGTATAGAAATTGCAAATGAATGGGATGTTGTATTCATCGGAGACGCAAACCCTATAATTAAACTTGCAAGCATAGTTAGTAAAGCTGATATTGATAAACGTAAATGGGCTATGTCTAAAGTAAATGATACAGCAGAAGTTAATGTATCAACTGAAGTAGAAAGCACTCCGGATAACACAGTCAGAGAAATTACAGTACCGGGTGGTACTCCTATTTTACAAGCGGTAAATCAAATTATTCTACAAAGTGATTTCTTAACAAAAGCATTAACAAAAGTTTATACCACTGCAGAGGAACCTGATGCAGACGGAAAAGATGATGAGATAGTTGATGATTCAAAGAATCAAATCAAATGGTATACAATGACTGCTGAGGTTAAAAATTTAGGTTGGGATAAGGCACAAAATGATTTTGCATATAAGACGACATACATTATTCAAACATATGATACCCCTGTGGTAGTAAGTTCATACGCCAAGAAAACACCGGCATATTATGGTCCACATAAACGATATGAATATTGGTTCACTGGAAAGAATTCTGAAATATTGAGATATGAACAAACTTTGGATAATACATTTTTTAATGTTGCGGTAGCCGCCATCGATAACCCAAATGCCTCCGGAGGTAATACAGATATAGCTGTTAAAGCCGGCAAACCACAAGGTCAACCAGATCAAGGTTCATTGAATTTGGGATTAGAAGCACAGAATTCATATATGACAAGTCTATATGACCCTGGCTCATTTGCTACTGCAAAGATTCAAATTTTAGGAGATCCAGATTTCTTAATGCAACCCTCACCTAGTAGTATTAATACACTTTACAACAAGTTTTACGGTACTGATGGTTATACGGTTAACCCAAACGGTGGTCAGGTATTTATTGAAATTAATTTTAAAGAACCAATTGATTATAAAAATAGTGATGGTTTATTAAGTATTAATGAATCTATATTATTTTGGAAATATCCGGCCGCAGTAACAAAAGAAATTAACAGTCGTGGCGGTGGCGTAAGTTATATGGTTCTTACTTGTGCAAGTACTTTTAGTAAAGGTAAATTTGAACAAGAATTAATTTGTAATATTAATACATTCCCGGACGCATCGGATTCTAAATCAGATGAAGCCGATGCCGGACGACAGTCTAACGTAGAAGAAAGTGTATTTGATCCTTCAGATCGTTCAGGTGCTGGCAGTAGTGCAACTACAGAGAATGGATCAAGCACTACAGGTAACACAAGAGAGAATGAACCAGATCCATCCGAAGATTTAGGAAACTATTCAGGTAATCTTCCTACTGACCAACAAACAATAGAAACTGAAAATGGCCCAGTACAAGACGATGACGCGGCAAAAGAAACCGAAGATAGCCCTGAAGAGGATGCGACTGATGACGGTGGAAGAGAAGATTAATTATGGCACAAGATTATTTTAAACCAAAAGGGAAAGCAAAAGCAAGTGAACCCGACGCAGGTGGCGGGGTCATACGTTCAGAGCCGGCTCTAGGAATTGTTAAGAACAACATAGACCCCACACGTGGTGGTAGAATTCAAGTTTATATTGCTGACTTTGGTGCACCTGATCCTGACGACAGTTCAAGTTGGGTTACTGTAGCATATATGAGCCCCTTCTTTGGCGCAACGCCGGGCAGTGGAGGACAAGACACGCTTGGTTCTTACTTACAAAATCCAAGTAGTTATGGCATGTGGTTTAGTCCACCTGATATAGGTAGTACGGTAGTCTGTATATTTGTTAACGGAGATATGAATTATGGTTATTACATTGGCGGTGTACCATCTCCGGAACTATTACAAATGGTTCCCGCAATTGGATCATCAGAAAATGTAACATTGAATGAAGGTGAATCAGATAGTTATGGTGGTGCAACTAAATTACCAGTAACTAATTTAAATACAAATAATTCATCAGTATCAGATGGTGCAAACTTTTTAACAGAAGCTAAACCAGTACACAGCTATGTTGCTTCTATATTATCACAACAAGGATTAATTAGAGATCCAATTAGAGGTCCAATTACGTCTAGTGCATTACGTGAAAGTCCAAGCCGTGTTGGTTGGGGAGTAAGCACTCCAGGCAGACCTATATTTCAAGGTGGTTATTCAGATGATACTGTGGCTGATGCAGCCGGCAATAGTGGTCAACAAAGTGCATTAGGTGTTGTTTCACGCAGAGGTGGACATAGTATTGTAATGGATGACGGGGATTTAATTGGAAACGACCAATTAATTAGAATTCGAACAGCATTGGGTCATCAGATATTAATGAGCGATGATGGACAAACATTGTTTATCATTCATAGTAATGGTCAAAGTTATATTGAGTTAGGTAAAGAAGGTACTATTGATATGTACGCTACCAACTCTGTTAATATTCGTACACAGGGTGATTTAAATTTACACGCTGATAACAATATCAATATTAATGCAAAAAAAGATTTAAATATTTCGGCTGATAATATTAATATCAACACAGAAACAGATATTAATTTTAGAGCAGGCGCAAACTTTAAAGGATACACCTTAGGTACATATACTATTAAGGTAGATGGCGCAATGAGTATGGGTGCCGGCGGTGCTGGATCATATGCTTCCGGTGGTGATATGTTTATTAATGGAAGTAAAGTTAATTTAAACACCGGCGAAACATCAACTGCACCCGCAGTTGTTGCTCCGTTACCGACAGTAGCACATACAGATACATTGTTTGATAGTGTTAAGGGTTGGGCGGCTGCACCTGCTAAGTTATTAAGTATTGTAAGTAGGGCACCGGCACATGCACCATGGGCTAATGCAAATCAAGGGGTTGATGTAAAAGTAAGTAATAATGCTAGTGCTGAATTACCATCAGCACCTTCAGGTGCAGTAGAATCTGCAAATAATTCAGCGGCTGCGGCCCCTGACAATGCAACTAATCCAGCAGTATCATCTACTGTGCCGGCTACAGCACCAGCAAGCGAATCTTTAACAAACTCAGTAACATCGTCTATGGTAAGTAGTGTTGCAACAAATGCAGCCAACATTGCTCCTAATGTAGTTTCAACTGGTGCCGGCGTGTTTAATGACGCCAAAGGGACATTGACAGCAGGTGTTGGTTCATTAGTACAAACACCAAAACAATTAGAAGCCGCCGGCATATTAAAACCCGGGGCAAGCACATTAGTTAATAGTTTAGTTCAAGGTGGGTCAAATATTCAATCTGCAATGACTAATAATTTGTTTACTGGTAAAGCCGGAGCAGAAACACTTACAGCAATTGCACAAAATACAACTGCTCAAGTAACTGCACAAGTAGCAAACTTCCAACAAGCACAATCAGGTTTACAGTTAGCTGGTATTATTACTGGTAAAGAGGCACCAACTCAGATAGCAGGTCTTGTAGTAGCCGGGGCAACTGCAGGTCTTCCTGCAACAATAGATTTTGTTAAAAATTCAGCTGGCAACATAGCTAATGCAGTTGGAAGTATATCTTCGGGTGCAACTAGTGATGTTTCACAATTAGTAGCATCTGGTAATTTTGCAGCCGGCCTAGCAACAAATGTAACAGGTGGATTATCATCAGTTGCAACATCATTGGGTGGTATGGGCACATCTGCAATACAAGGTTTGTCTGGATTAGTAGATAGTGCTAAAGGCTTAGCCGGCTCAGCATTTGCCGCAATAACTAGTTCATTTAAATCGTTTATACCGGGTGTACCTCAAAATTTGAAAGCAATTGCAGAGAAAAATGCCGCAGACCAAGCCGCTAATGAAACGCAAGCTAATTCTGGACCTCTAGACCAATTAGCAGGTGCGGCAAGTGCAAGTATCCCAACATTAACAAATCCACTCAGTGGTCTTGCAAGTTCAGCAGCCGGAGCACTAAGTTCAATTACAGGTGCAGCCGGAGCACTAGGTTCAATTACAGGTGCAACCGCACTTGTTGGTAAAGCAACATCATCTGTATCATCGTTGGCTAGTGGAGTATCATCATTGCCCGGAGGTGCAGGTGCAATAGGTGCTATCGTTGGCATATCTGGATCATCATTGCCAAATTTACCAAGCATAACACAAGCATCTAATTTAATTAAAAATACATCAGCCGCAGTTACCAATGGTATAACTACTGCCGCATCTGCACTTAGCGGTAACGTATCATTGAGTGCCGGAGCACTTGGTGGTCTAGCAAACAACATTGAGAGTTTAAATGTAAACTCATTAACTAAAGGGTTGTCGGAAGGAACTCAAAGTTTGACAGCTTTAGCATCTTCTGGATTGCCCGCAGGTGCAGCCGCATCATTGCAAGCAAGTCTAAGTTCATTAAGTTCATCTAGTCCTTTCCCTATCAAGCTACCAACTATTGGAGCGAATACGATAGATAGGGGAGAACTAACTGCACAATTAGGATCAGTGTTGGGTGATAAGAGAATACCTATTCCAAATTTTGGTGGTACTGGTCCATCATCTTTAGTAAAGGCGCAAGCGGATAAATTAAATGAGTTATTCACTCAACAACAGGCATTAATTGTTGAACAAGAAGAACAAAGTAAAAAAATTGCTAAAGCACGTGCCGCTTATATAGAAGCCAGAGATAATTTACCTCAAGGTGATCCTGCATTAGATTCTGCAAAAGAAGCATATATAGCAGAAGTTACAGCATCTGGTGCCATTACAGCTAAGATTAGAGACATAGCAAACCGAGCATAAATATCATCATGCCTAATTATATTGGATTCAGCACAATCAACGCAAATCAACCTAGATCCACTGACTTAAATGCAGGGGTTGATGGTGGCACAGGTTCTATTTTACAACCTGTCAGAGTAGGTAAAAAGTTTAGATTAGTAGATACCCCATTAGTCGTGCGTGACTTTATCAATTCACTGAACATTCAACAGGGTCAAAAAGTAGGCAAACCCGAATATGGAACTACTCTTTGGAGTTTTGTATTTGAACCCAACACTCCAGACACACAATTTCAACTAGAGAACGAGATACGCAGAGTTGCTAATTTAGACCCAAGAATGGTACTAAATTCAGTAAAAGCCTATCCGCAAGAGAACGGAATATTGATCGAACTTGAGATGGCTATAGCACCATTCAATCAAGCATTTTTGTTAAATGTCTTCTTTGACAATGCAACAAATAATGCAGTTTTACAGTAAATTCTAAAAACCATGGTTTTCAGTTAAGATAAATACTTAAAAGAGAACAACTATGGCCACAAGTTCAAGACAATCAGCAATATTCGGAGTAAACGATTGGAAAGCAATTTACCAAACGTTTAGTCAAGCCGACTTTAAAAGTTACGATTATGAAACATTACGTAAGACTTTTATTGATTACTTGCGTGTATATTATCCTGAAACATTTAATGACTATATTGAATCATCAGAATTCATTGCATTGTTAGACGTTATGGCGTTTATGGGTCAAGGTCTTGCTTTTCGCAACGACTTAAACACCCGTGAAAACTTTATTGATACAGCAGAACGTAGAGATAGTGTTATTAAGTTAGCTAATTTAGTTAGCTATACTCCAAAACGAAACTTAGCCGGACAAGGCTATCTAAAAGTAACAAGCATACAAACTACTCAAAACATTACAGATTTGAATGGCTTTAACTTAAGCAATATTCCTATTCTTTGGAATGATCCTGCTAACTCTAATTGGTTAGAACAGTTTAACACTATAGTAAACGCTACATTAATTAATACACAGAAGGTAGGCCGCCCGGGCAATACTGCACAAATTATTGGGGTAAAGACAGATGAGTATACAATGCAAATTCCAGCCGGAACATTGCCAGTTGTACCTTTATCAAGTCAAGTTGATGGTATCAACATGAATTTTGAGTTGTGTAGCGTCACCACAGTAGATGAAGATTACGTCTATGAGATTCCCCCTGCTCCAACAAACAGATTTAATATGCTATACCGTAACGATAAGTTAGGATACGGTAGTCCAAACACAGGTTTCTTCTTCTATTTTAAACAAGGTACATTACAAAACTTTGACTTTACTTTGCAACAAAAAATTAGCAATCAAGTAGTTGACATTGATATTCAAGGTGTTAATAACACTGACACGTGGTTGTATCAATTAAGTTCAAACAATGGTGCATTAGGATTATGGAAAAAAGTAGATAACATTTATGCTGATGCGTATTTGCAAACTGAATCTAGCTTTAAAGATATTTTTTCGGTTAACTCTCGTTTCAACGACCAAGTAAGTTATGTATTTGGTGATGGTGTGTTTAGTAGTATACCCGTTGGTAACTATAGAGCGTATGTTCGTGCCGGTAATGCATTAACTTACACAATCGATCCAAATGAAATGCAAGGTATTAGTGTTACATTTAATTATGTAAGCAGAGTTGGTCGTCAAGAATCATTAACAGTTGGTTTAGCATTGCAAATACCAGTCTCAAATGCACAGACACGTGAAAGTCTTGCTAATATTAAACAACGTGCTCCAACTCGTTATTATACACAAAATCGTATGGTTAATGGTGAAGACTATACCAACTTCCCTTATACATTATATAGTTCAATTATCAAATCAAAAGCTATCAATCGTAGTAGCGTTGGTGTGTCAAAGAATTTAGATTTGCTTGACCCAACCGGCAAATATAGTAGTACTAACAGTTTTGCTAATGACGGTGGAGTGTGGTTAAACGATTCTGAAGGTAGTTCATCTTTAGTTATAAACAATTCTGGTGATATTATTACATTCTTAACAGATAACTTAGCTACTATATTATCTGATAATCGTTCAACTCAATACTACATACAAAATTATACGAGATACAATGTCAATAGTACATCCGGTGATGGAACTATATATTGGCAATCAAGTACAGTAGATGCTAATAGTCAAACTGGTTATTTTTATAATATTCAAAATGGTGATGTAAGTCCTATACCAGTTGCTACATATTCAAC